CCGCTTTTCCTATAGGTATAAACCCTCCACCACGTAAGTCAAGTTCCATTCCTGGAGGTGTAACATCTGATGCTTGTGTTTGTAATGATGATAAACCAGCTGGAGGCATGTTAAATTCTCCACCCATATTTTTATTTATTCTACCACCTTCAGCTAAGTTCGGATCTTCAATGTTCATACTATTAAATGTTGCTTCAGCCCATGCTCTTGCAGCGTCTAAGTCTGCCTGTGTTGCTGCTTCGTTAGCAGCTTGTGCTTGTGCTTCTGCTGCATCTGCTGCTTCCATTGCACTTTTGTATTTACCGGCTTGTATTCCTGATATAATACCCGTGGCCCATGATCCAAGTTTCAACATACTTAATCTTTTAGGATCATCAGCTCGACCAAATAAAGTTTGACCCATTTTACTATCCATAATTCCAACGTCTCCACCTAATGTAGACATCTCTCCACCACTACCAAATACTCCTGATTCTGCATCTATTATTCCTTGTCTTGAAACAGGTGTTCCATCTATTGTAGGACCTTCAAATTGTGAAACTTCTGAAGGTTTACCAAATAAAAACTCATCTGATTTTTGTCCAAGGTCACTATTACCAAATCTAATTTTTCCAAGTAAACCTTCTCCACCTGTTTGTGTTTCATAAGCACCACCTGCTTCACCACCAGTAATTAAATCTCTAATTCCAAAATCATCTGCTGTTCCTCTACCAAACCCTTTAAATTTTGTTCTTGATCCAAAAATTCCCTCACCAGGATCTGTTCCTTCAAACCTTGCATAAGGTGCAGCTACAAATGCTAGATCACCAACATTAAATTTACCTTTTTGTTTTGCTGTTCCTGCAAGATAAGCTGCTTCTCTAAATCCCGGAGGTAAAAAAGGTGCTATTGTTCTTAATGGTCCTGCTATTTCTTTTGGAACTAATTTTCTTGCAATTTTTGTAAATGGTCTTGTAACTTTGTTTAATGCTTTTTTAAAACTACTACCTATGCCATACTGTCTTCTTTGATCAAGGCCCATGATACCACCAAATGCAGCCATCTCTCTGTCAGGTAATGGTGGTCCTATTGGTTTAGGACCAAAAGGATTAACTGGTTCTGTTGGATCGTTTGGTAATACAGGTCCTTCTGATAAAGTTCTGCTTTTAAAAAATTCTAATAACTCTGGTATGTCTCTTGGTGGACGACCTTCTGATTTCATGAATACCTCAAAAGCTTGATCCATTGTCATGTCTTTAGGTATACCTGCTTTTATAATTTCTTGTGCTGGTGAACTTGCACCTTCATTACCAGTAAGCCTGATATTGTCAGCACCTTTTTCTAACGATTTAATTCCTTCTTGATCTATCATAATTTTTTATATTGATTTGTTAGAGGCAGGAATTTAACCTGAATTGTTAATAATACTTTGTTTGTAGCCATAAATCAACCTATGATGTAACTTCTCTTGGTTTAATTTCTAAGGCAGATAATACTACATGTAATCTATTTGCTGTTGCAGCTGTTACTTTTACAATTTCACTCTCTTCTACTACTAATGGACCTGTTAATAGTTCCGTGGTCGCATTAGCACTAATAGCTTTAGTCTTAAACAAACTAAATATAGCACTAGCTGTGTCTGTAATAGTAACTGTTATAGTGTCCGCGTTACCAGAATCTTCTGATACTAATATAGATTTAATTACAGCAGTTGTAGCTGATGGCACTGTATATAAAGTTGTAGCTGACGTGCTAGTTAAATCTACTTTTTTGTTTACAAATGAGTTAGCCATTAGTTTATAAAATAATTAAAGGCTTCTATCTCATCCTTTAAATCCTGTTGATATGTTGAATTTAATTTTTGTATTACAGCAGACAGATCTCTGTTTAAAGACTCTGCTACAGATTGTTTGTATTCTTTATCTGGGTGTGTAAGTACTTGTGTAATTCTAGCCATTATAAACTAACTATACCTCCTGTGCCGTAGCCAATTCTACCACCATTAGCACGACCTCGGTAACTTTCTCTAGTTGTATCAGATCTAGTATAACCACCTCCACCAACACCTTTTGATTTAGCTGCTGATTCTCTAGTTACTGAACCTTTATCTCTATCTGGTTTGCTAGAAGTTGAATCAAACCCACCACCACCTTCGTATCTTTTATTACCCACACTACTTCCTAATTTTTGTTGAATAGCCACTGTTCCTGTAGTGGGATTATTTCTTGTATCAGATTTTAAAAATTCTTGTCTTTGTATTTCTTGTTGTTTTTTTATTTTTTCTTGTTGTTTTTTTCTAGCTTCTTTTAATGCTTCTGCTTCTTTTTCTTTTAATAATTTTATTTTTAAAAAATTTTCAGCTGCAGAAGTATATCCTGGAGAACCATATTTTTCTCCGTACCTAAATAATTTTTGACCTTCCGTTGATTTTATAAATGTTTCAAATTCTTCATCATCCATACTAGAAAAATTTTGTTTGTGTTTTTTACTTAACATATTTTTTATATTACCCATTCTTTCACCCATGGCTTCATCTAAACCATATGTAGCTTCTTCTCCAAGTCTACCACCTGTTATCATATTTAAGAAACCACCTGATATAGGGTTGTAGTTTTTCATAATACCACTACCAACACTACCAGAACTTGTTAAGCCAAAGTTGTCACCGTAAAAATCTCTTGTTGCCACGGCTCTTGGATCTGCTTTTCCACCTAAAATTGAATTAAGAAATGCTATACTTGGCATTTTAGAAAGATCAAAATTTTTTAATTTTTGTAGAATACCTGTTTTTTGTGGTTCTAAACCTTGTGGATAACTTTGTTTTATATAATCTTCAAAACTATCAAACCTAGCTTGTAGTGCTTTATTTTCATTAAATTGTTTTCTTAAACTTTCAATTGTATTAGTTCTTAAATCTTGAGGAAGAGGTCTATCAATAAAATCAATACCAGTGCCTGTGCTTTGATCTCTAACTATAAGATTATTATAATTTATAGGACCTTCAACACCGCCACCGCCACCGTCACCACCGCCGGCTATTGGAGGAAGTATTATTTCTCCTATACCTTTTGAATCATTACCAACATCTTTAACAGGAATTTGATTTTGTGGATTTATTAAATCTGCAGCACCTCTTTCACGCATGTATTTTTGAAAATTATAGTAGTCAGGTAAATTCATGTCACTAATAACATCAGGGTTATCACCAATAGTAAATGGTGGAGGCATTACTGCCATCATAGGTTGATTAGAATAATCTACATCATTTCTAATTCCTTGACCTGATCTGTACGCACTTAAATAATCAAAATCTTTTCCTAAACCAGTTCCAAGTTGATCTGTAGGAGCTGAAGTTAAAAAATCATAAGGAGGTAAAGCCATTATCGTCTACCATCCGGTTGTATATCTATTCTAAATGTACCTAGTTTCCAAAACTGACTTGTACTTGTGTTGTCTACTTTTAACGATATTGATCTAGCTCTAGCACGTGTGTCTATTTTTTGTGTACCACTTGTAATTGTAAACGGACCAAGTGATGAGCTTGCTGCTGTATCGTTTGGAAAATCTTTAAGATTTAATGTAATTCTAGTATCACCTGTTTGTGATAGAAAGTCTGGTAATACTCTTCTAATTTTCATCATAAATTCACCATCACCTTTTAGTGACGCTCCGCCATCTTGTGTTATACCTATATCAAAATCTCCGGATTGTATATTAGCAGTAATTGCAGAAGTTGCACCTTCTTTTATTTGATCTAATCCTTTTTCATGTTCATAATATATTGAAGACCCGTCTGTATTACCTTGTACATATGTTGAACTTGTGCTTGCTACATTAGTATCAGCATCATATTGTGATGCGTGTGGTTTACCAAATATAGCAGAGTCAGACCAAGCTGTTCTGTCTAATGTGCCTGTAGTCCATATAGGTCTTTGTGGTGATGATTCTATATAGTTATAAGTTACAACTCTATTAACTACATTAGATCCTGAATTAGGATAAAACCAACTAATTTCACCAAATAAATTATTAAGTCCTGCATTAATATGTTGTTTAGGAATTGTATTTATGTCATCAAAAACATGATCTTCAACTAAACACGGTAATGATTCTAGTTGTCCACCATATCTAAAAAAACCATTTTCTGACATCCAATAAGCGGTACCATCAACTTCAACACATGCATTTTTACCAATCAATCCACAGTTAGTACCAACCTGTTCAAAAGCAAATGTAAAAGGTGCTCCAACAAATCTCATAATAAATAAAGCTGTATCTGTCCAAACGTAAATTGCATTTCTACCTCTTAGTGCGCCAACTATCCGTGATCCGTCGGCCAGTCTTTGTGTGCCGGCACTGTTAGTTGCTGTAGGTGTGTAGTCTGTAATATCTTCTTGAGAAGAAAATCTTATAAACATTTCGTCTTGTGTAGACTTAGTTCCTATAGTTGTTTCTGTTCCAAAAAAAATTAAATGCCTGTCAGGAGTAGATACTAACATATCACGTGATGCCGTTGGTGCACCACTTGCAATTGCTGCTCTTGTGGCTGTAGCATTATTTGCATCTGAATCCCATGTAAAACTTTCACCATTAAATATAGTTGCAACTAAACTATTACCTAAATTGTCTAGTGACCATAAACCAGGATCTGTTACAATGTCACCTGATGCTGCAGCGTTCCATGCAAAAAAATTTGATGCATCTGTAACTGTTGCACCACTTGAGTGTATTGCTGCCGTGGTCCCTGTTGCACCTCTTGTTAATCCGGATAATGTACCACCACTATTACCGGTATATGTAATTAACTCAGAACCAATTTGTACTGTACCTGATGATGGAAACGATGTTGAACTAGCCATAGTTAATGATGTAACTGACGCATTTATTCCTGATGATAGTGTTGATGTAAACTGTCCTTGTGCTACACCACCCCATGATCCAAGACCCCAACCAGTAGATGCAACCTCAACTGCTGGTCCTACAGGATAATAATGTTGCACTCTAATACCACCAGAAGTGCTTGCACCTGACCCTGATTCGTTAGAGGGCATGGTAATAGTTAAAGTAGTATCAGTTGGTATATCTGTTACCATAAATTTTATGTCTGTAAAATCACCAGATACAAAATTAGAATTAGTAATACTTGTAAAGCTATCTAATAATATTACATCGCTTTTATTTATATTGTGCGCTGATGAAAAAGTTATTGTTACAACAGCAGATCCATTAGTTGTACTAAAAGCAGAAGTTAAAGTTGTAGTAGCTTTAATTGGATGTATGTCATAAAAAATACCACCAGAATAAGCATACAATATTCTATTAGTACCTAATGCTGCAAATTTAATTCCTGCTGTGTTTACAAAATGATGTATTGCAGTGTTTCTACCAGTTAAACTTGTAGAACCTAATTGTGCCCAACCACCTATTTTTTCAGGATAACCATATCTAAATCTAACATTATCACCTTCAACCCATTGGCCTTCGCCACCGGTTGCGGTTACTTGTTTGTTAAATCCTGGTGCAAACTGTACTTTTTGTAACATATAAAAAACCTATTAATAATAAGGCAGGAGATAGTGTGGTGGAATCTCCCGCCATATTATTATATACAATATTATTTAGGTATTTTAAAGCTTTTATACCAAGCCGGCAACC